CCTTGCGAAGTTCTGCCATTTTCATGTTGGCGTAGTTCTTAGCCTGCGCCGTTTCTTCTACCTTCACGGCTACGCCTGCCGCCACGAGCTCGGCCTCGCGAGCTTCGGACAGAGAGAAGGGGCCGGAACGCTTAGTCATAGCCTCCACGCCACCGTCTACCACGCGGCCGTAGGTACCCTTGATCATTTGGATCATGTGGTCGCCCTCCTTTATTCAGGATCGGCAGCGTCAAGCTCTGGGAGCTCGTCGTCACCGTCAGCCTCAGCCTCTACCTCCAAGGCCATGATCGCGGCCACGAAGTCCGCTTTCTTCTTGCAGCCGGTCACGTCCACGCCGAGATCTCCGGCGAGGTTTTTCAACTGCTCGTTGGTCATGGTTTCGAGCTGAGCCGCGTCGAGGTGCCCGGTGATTGTCTCAGTTTCCTGAGTTCCTTCGCCTTCGTCGTCAGACTGCTGAGTAGGTGCGGCAGGAGCCGCAGCGCCCACATATTTTGCCACGCCTAAACTCACGAGGCGATCTGCCTGAGCGTCGTCGCACTCAAAAGGATCGTGCTCGGTAGTTTTCAGCATGTGGCGTGCGTTTCCGTGGGCGTCTGTGTACTTGATACCGCAGCCGCCCTTGATTACTTTAATTTTCTTCATGTGCCTGCTCCTTTCTGGCTCTTAATTAGAGCACTTTTGCACTAATGAACGGGTTCTCGTTGTTAGGCATACACAGAGGCGCAGTGGTCAGAGTCACCTCGCGGGTGTTGTGGCCTGCGTCGCTGAGATACTTCGGAACGTCCACGCCAGTGTAGGTGTGGAACTCGCCGTCGGACTGCTCCACCTGAGTGATCGCGCCGTAAACGGTGCGGCCTGCTGCCGGAGCTGCTGCTGCGATCATGCCCGCAGGAATGAACGGTGTCACAGTTCCGTCCACTTCGGTGTAGGTGTCCTCGTAGCAGATAAAGTCGATCATGCGGCCTTTGATGTTGAGGCGTGCGATCTTGGAAGCGCCAGAAGGCAGAGTCTCAGGATCGATACCTCCGATATGGACATTGCGAACGTCGAGCAGTTTCAGGATCCACTCATTGTTCTGGAATACGTCGGCCACGTCGGGAGCCATGAGCACCTCAGTGAATGGCAAGCCGCGAGAAGTCAACATAGAGCCCATGGCTGCAATGTCGTTGATCATCTGCTTACCGGAAGCCTCGGTAGTGTCCCACTCAGCTGCCGGAGTATATACGGCAGGGTTGGCGTCGCCGTCGTAGTAGCGTACTTCGCGTTCCTCGAAGTGGTTGAAGTCGTCCACGTATTCGTCCATTACGCAGCCGTTTGTGAAAATCACCTCGGCAGCCATGGCCTCCTTACGTCTCATGTTCATGCCGCGAAGCTCGTCGAGGTCGCCCAGCATGATCACACCCTGGCGCTGTTCAGGCGTCAAGTTAGTGTAGAGCGCTTCACCAAAACCACGCTTTCTCAGGTCGTCAATGGTGAGAGGGCGCTTAGGCGCAACGTAGGAAGGTGTGAAACGCTTCATAGTGTAGCCGTCGCGCAGGATAGTGATCCCGCCCTTGCGAGGTGCTACAAAAGGTGCCGCCTTCTTGGATCCCTTCTTGTATTCCACTAAAACGTCGTTAGTGGCGAAAATGTCGGTCGCTGCGTTCGTAGGGAAGTAGCGATCAAGCAGGAAGGTGTGAAGGGGCGGGAGCTGCTGCACAGAGGCAAGCAGGTGGTGGGTATCATAAAAATTAAAAGCCATTTGTCTGTCCTCCTTCTTTAGATTGCCACCGCGTCAGAGATCAAGATCCCCGCTGCGCGGAGTGCTTCTTTATCTGCTGCGGTGATGTCGTAGCCTTCGGCCACGATCAGGCTGTTTGTATTGAAATGTCCGGTGCGGTATGCGATAGCCTCTACGGCTTCACCCACTCCAGTGTCTACGGCTTCGGCCAGCACAGCGTTTGCCTTGCCGGTTGTGTCGGCGCTGATCATTACCATGCCGCCGTCGGCAGTAGCCAGAAGGGTGCCGCGTTCGAGTACGCCCTGATTAGCTGCCAGCTGCACACTGAAAACCTCAGCACCGGGAGTCAGGCCATTGATCAAGTTGTCATAGCCTACGGATCCGATAACTTCGTCGTGTCTGTTCATTACTTCGTACCTCCTTTGGTCTGGTTGTAGGCGTTAACTACCGCCTGAATGTCTGCCGCGTCCTGCTCCTGCTGGTTCACGGGTGCGCCGCCGTTAGGTGCTGCGCCTACATTACCAGCGCCGGACGCTGCGCCGTCTGCCTGATAGTTCGCGAGGAACTGCTGGCCGGACGCTGCGCTCTGCTGCATTACGCGGAAGCAGAGCTCCTGCGCGGTGCAAGGGTTGTCGCCATACTTGGCGTCGTGGACGAGCTGCTGATCCGGGATAGAAGCGGCGATCGAGTCAATGTCTGCAATACGCTGGCGTTCTGCTGCCACCGCGTCGGCGTTGGCCTGAGTCTGCGCTGCGTTGCGGGCGTCCTGCTCAATCTGAGCGACGATCTCCGGGTGAGCTGCTCTCATTTCTTCTGCTGTCATAGGTTTGTTACCTCCTTTATTTGTTGCCGCCTTTGCGGTCGGCTTTTTATTTACTCCCGGCTTTGCAGCAGGGGGAGTAGCGTGTGCGATCGGGATTGTTCCCGGTACGTTGTGCAGGCCCTCAATGTTGTGGCGCACACCGTTGCAGTAGAGGACTTTCTTGTCTTTGGTCATGCTCAGTTCCGGCTCGTTCTCGTCCTCTCTGAGAGCGTCAGCGAAGCCCTTTTCCATAGCTTCGCGGCCGGTGAACCACGTCTCTTTGGTCATCATGCTGCGAAGGGTTTCGACTTCGATCCCGGTCTTGGCGTTGTAGATTTCAGCCACGGCGCGTTCGCTTGCGTCCATTCCCTTCATAAGCTGCTTCATGTCCTGAATGTTCAAGTAGTCCCAGAGCATAACACTGACGCCGTGGATCATAATCAAAGATCCGGGATATACGGTTACAGTGTCACCGGCACACATGATCACACTGGCCGCGCTGGCTGCGATACCTTCCACGACGACGTTCACTTCGCCGCTGAGTGCTTTCAGTGCATTGTGGATCGCGATACCGGTGTAAAGGTCGCCGCCGCAGCTGTTGAGCTTGACGGTGATCTTGTTCTTGTCCTTGACTGCTGCCAGATCTTCCATAAAGCCTTCCGGCGTGATAAATAGGCCGGGCTCAGGTTCTCCAGTCCACCAGTCAACGGGCTGCTGGCTCATAACGTCGCCGTAGAGGGTGATCTCGCCCTCGTCGTCGCCGACGCTTGCCACGTTCCAGAACTTAGGAGCCGTGACTGCCTGCGGGGCCGCAGCTGGGCCCATGCGAAAACTATGTGTTTTCATTTGCTTGCCCTCCTTTTATGGCTTGTCTGATTTGCTCCGAGATCACGAGGCTGCGCAGAGCTTCCACGCCGCGCCTGCGTGTGTTGTCGGGGTTGTGCGGGTTATTGTCCCCGCCCTCGCCTTCGTCGTCGTTGTTCGACGTTCCCCCACCGGTGGAGCTTCCGGTCTGGTGAGGATCTGGAGATTGGCCGCCGAGCTTTTCGTTTTCACGCAGCAGCTGTTCGACGTTGGCGTCCCATTGGCCGCCGTTGAGTCGGATCGTGCTCTGTTCGTGAGTGGAGAAGCCTTCGCTGCACGCGAGGATCTCGGCTGTGATTTCCTTTGTCGGATCGAGCTGTCCCTGAGAAGGGCCCAGCCACTCGCTGCCGAGGTATGCGGCGTGGATCGCCGGATTGTCAAAAAAGCCCGGCGCATAGATACGGCCACGGGCCACCGCTTCGCTCATCCACACTTCGTAGATAGGGCGGCAGAAGTCGTCAGCCAGCCACTCCCTGCGCATTTTGAACGCCTTCCACGCTTCCAGCAGAGCCGCGCGGCTCGCACTGTACGAAGCGTTGAACTTTTTCAGGAGTAGGTCGGCCGGGATCTCCAGTGCTGCACCGATCTGGGAGCAGATAGCTGTCACGAAGGCGTCGAAGCCTCCGGCCGGTCTTTTAGGATCCGCGAAAACTACGTCCTCGCCGGGTTCCATGACATTGACTTGCCCCGGCCCCATGCTATACTCGTTCGGGCCGCTTGGTTCTCCGGGTGGATCCGTTTCCACTTGGTTGAACGGGTTCTCGTCGGTTGGCGCTTCGGTTTTGATAAAAGCCGTAAAAAACGACTCAATCACCGCAGCCATGAGCTCGGACTCTGTGTAGCGTCTGAGCTGGAGCAGTGGTTCGATAACCTGCGCCAGATAGCTGACGCCACGGTATTGATCCGGGCGTTCGCACTCAACGACGTGCACCACGTTGGGGAGTCCGGTGTGCTCCTGATATGCCAGAACGCGGGCCCATGTCGTCGTCGGAGCGCCCACCTCGAACGGGTAGGAGCTGCGGACGTGATAGGCTACCACCGCGCCGTTGCTGTCTACCTCCACGCCGTCGTATATGGTGTTCCCGTTGTCCGGGTTCTTTCCGGTCGTGTAATTGACAGAGGTTCCGGTTCCGTAGTTGCCCGGCGTCGCTATTCTGTCGGACTCAATCAGGTGCACTCTCAGAGAATAGGGGAGCAGTCGGTCTACCTTGTACTGTTTCAGTACGCCGATACAGTCGCCGGACAGCAGCCACGATATGAGCGCAAGCTGCTGGAGGCCGTAGAAGTTGTTCATGCCGGTGGCGTCGCAGGCTCTCTTGTTTTCAGCCCAGAGGGCGAACTCCCTCTCGGTCTGTTTCTGCCATGCCTCGGCTTGCTCCGGTGATAGTCCCAGCACTTCGCGGTTGATCCGGCTCTTTAGTCGGAGCCCGACGCCTACCACGTTTGTGCGGTTGGTCTTAATTGCTGAGGTTGCGATCGGCGCTGCCATGTATAACATGCGGGCGCGTTGCCTGAGTGTGTAGTTGTTGAAGTCTATGTCCTCATGCGGTGATCCGCTGGGTGCGTTGAAGCCTTTCACGGCTTTTTTGCGCCAGCTGGCCCCAGCTTCGCCGTAGCCTTTGTTCTGCGGTCTTATGCTGTCGGGTAGATATAATCCCGTTTGTTTGTCGTACCTGATTTTTCTCACCTCCTTGTGTGTATTAAAAAACGGCAGGCCGGAGAGGGAAGGAGCAGGCCCTCACCCGGTTGCTGCCGTAGTAAAGCCGGTCGCCCGGCGTTTACTCATTACCAGTCGCGCGGGGTTACTCCCAGCGCTCTGCGGGCTGATTGTCCCGCCAGTTCTGCCTCCAGCTCGCGGATCCGCTTGCGGAGTTTGTCGATCGTGCTCTGAATATCTGCAAGCCCCGTCTGGTAGCGTTGCAGGTTTCTGGAGCCTATGGTATAGCCTTGAACGCCGTCCTTGCTGAGCATTTCCTTTTCGCGGGCCAGATACAGATCCAGCCTTGTGCGGGTTTCTTCCAGCTCTTTGCGGACGGTTTCTTTTGAGCGTCGTCTC